CTTTTGCAAAGTGTTTACGAAACCAATTCAAACCAAGGCGCATTGTATTATATTCACCGAATCTTTCTGCACCCATAATAGTATCGTACACAGATACAGCATAGCCTGGCAATGTACATTCTTCACCACCAAATCTATTTTGCACCTTAACTTCTTTATCAGTATAAACCGAGCAATTAAAAGGCATTGTAATATCTTGATCGTGCCATTTAATTTTCTTCGGCTTTAATTCTTCGCCCCATTTATTTTTCATATCTTTCCTCGCTTTCTATCTGGGATTATATATGATTTAATCCCTGTTGTCAAGTCTTATTGTATTTAATCTTTCCTGCTTTTTTTCTGCTTTCTTTCTTCTATATTCCTGCCAAGAAAAATAGGCGCCAGATACTATGGCGCCTAAAATTATAAGTAATAAATCTTTAGGCATTTTCTCCCAATATGCTTAAGGCGTAATTTGTAGCCGTTGTGTATCTCTTTCTTAACGTATCCCAAAACGTCACACATGATACCCCTGTTGGTGTTGTCCATTGTTTAGATTTATGGTCATAGATACCATGCCTAGTATCAGTCGCTTGATACTTGTTCATGAACCAAGTGACTTTGATCTTGCTATTTTCTTTTATGTCTTTCATATTTCCTCGCTTTCTATTCTGGGATTATACAGGATATAATCCCAGATGTCAAGATTTATTTTGCTTCTGGTCTTTTGATTTCTGGATGTCTTTCGTAATAGCTACCATCCTCAACTGATTTGTTATGAAGTTTTACAATCTCATTAAAACCGCTTTCAATTTCAGTTGCTAGGAAATAAGTTTGATCAACATCATCACTTAACTTATCAAGAGCATCTTTAAAACTTACGGCGTCAGCTAAAGAATATGCTTTTTTGGCAACTCTAAAACTTTCACGCCCAGTTGAATAGTTAAGTTTTTCAATCACTAACCAGACCATTTTATTTTCTTTCTTTTTTCCGAACATTTTGCCTCGCTTTCTATCTGGGATTATATACCATATAATCCCAGATGTCAATAGTTATTTTATGCGCTTATTTGTTTGATGTTAGAAGTATTTACAACCCATGTAATACCGATTTTTTTCGTGCATAAATCAAGAGCTTTTATTAAATCTTCACTTGATCCGCTTTCCATCACAGTATCTAATGCACTTGTTTTTACATCTTCAAGTTGGCTTAACATCTTGCCTTCTGGTCTACGTCTTATCTCTCTATCAACCAGTTCTTTCGCCCAGTCTCTTAATTGTTCTTCGCAATCATCAAGTGATATTTTGTCATCACTATCCTTTGTAAAGTTATAATTAAGTTTTTCTTTCTTATCTTCGGTTCTTGCTTTTTTAACAAAGAAAGTTTTTGCATCTTCTCTAACTCTCTTCAGTTCATCTTCAGCATTTCTAAACGCTGTAAGTATTTTATCTGCGCCCATTTTTTTGGCTAGTCTACCTACAATCCTTTTAGTTGCCTCGGTTCTATACTGCTTCACTAACAGTTCTTGTTCTTCAATCAATGGATTAAAATGCCTTCTTACTTTTGTTTTAAAGTGATCCAATTGATACTTTGTCATTGTTTTTGCCATGTGTCCTCTCTTTCTGTCTGGGATAATATAGGAACAATCCATAAATGTCAAGGGCTAAAATCTGGCGACACAACCTGGAGTTGTATGGCTTTAATATACCACCGCCGTCCCCAGCCACCGTCCTAGGATATAGGATTTTATGAGATATGTCAAGATAATTATTTAAATAAACTTCTTGACAGTTATGGGATTTTATGGTAAGGTATAAGTTATGGTTAAAAATAAAAAAGAAGAAGAATGTAAAAACTGTGATGGTTCAGGTAAGGTCGAGTTTGATAGTTATAACCTTTTTGATATTACTTCAAAACCTAAAACATCAATTAGAAAATGTAAAAGATGTAATGGAACAGGAAAAAATAGTTCTTGACTTTAGTTCTGGGATATTGTAAGATAATGGATTATGGAAAGAAATATAATAATAGACAAAGATAATAACGTAGCAATTTATTATTGCCCACAATGTGAAGAGTTTACTTCATATGATGAATGGGCGCAACCCCAACGGGCTTGTATAAATTGCGCAACTAGTAAGGAATAAAATATGAATAAATTGAAAGAAATACTTAAAGAAGGGTGGAATGTATTTCCACCATGGCTTATGGCTTTGAATATTTTTGCCATAGTTATCAGCTTAGCGGTTATAATATTTGTATGATTGAAATACTTCAAATATTCTGGGCGGCTCCAATAGAACTAAAAACAATTGTTTTATCTATTGCTGTCGCCTTCCCTCTTCTAGCTTATTTTGGAATGAAGGGAACAGGATTATAAAACTTGAGCCGGGATCCGATGGCCTCGCGCGATGCCTATCAAAAACTATGCGGCCTGATAGCGGATCCCGGGTCAAGTACTGAAAGCTAGAATGCATCTATGTAATTAGGTGCTTGGCCAAAAAATTAAAAATAAAATAAAAGCTACAAGCGTCAAGCAACAAGCTGCTTGACATTGAGCCTGGGATAATGTAGGATGAATTTAGAAAGAGGAAAATATGGAATATGCAACAAAAGAACTAGAAAGAATCGCGAACGCTCTGGAGGAGATCCTGAGACTCGTAAAAAAAGACATGAAGCCTAAGAAGAGTAAATGAAAAAATTTTCAATAGAAGTATCACATGCTAACCCGGGCCAGCTGCTGAGCATCGCAGCTGAGCTCAAGATCATGGCCAACGCCTGGACCCGATTCGGGCCCCGGATCCGAATCAATAATGAAAAGCTACAAGCGCCTGAGCTGCGGATACCAGCGGCAAGCCGCAAGCAACAAGCGGTTGACAATCTAAGATTATAGGATATTATAAGATATGAAAGATATAATAAGCAAAATAGCACTCGCAATGGTTTATCCGGAGCTCTTCACCAAACAAGAGTTAAAAAAATTAAAGAAAATTAAAAATCTAATTTGTGAAAAAATGTACAATGAATTTAAAAGAAGCTAAACAAATAACCGGGGGCCTAAGCGCTCCATCTAAAATGCCAGGTTACGCGTATAACCTGCCAGCCTGGGAATGTGTAACAGGGGTCAAGCTACAAGCCGTGGAAGGCTCAGTCTGTTCTGGCTGCTATGCAATGAAGGGCCGTTATAGATTCCCCAATGTAAAAGATGCGCTCAACCGTAGGTTGAATTCTTTAACGCATCCGCAATGGGTGGAGGCTATGAGTTTTTTAATAAGTCATTATAGTAAAAAAGTTCCATTCTTTAGATGGCACGACTCGGGCGACTTGCAGGGAGCGGATCACCTTAAAAAAATTTTTGAAGTATGTAACCGGACGCCAGCGACTAGTCACTGGATGCCAACGCGAGAAGCAAAACTATTCACACTGATGCAACCTGAAGTTGTACCAAAAAATTTAATTATTCGTATGTCCTCGCATATGATCGACCAGGCGCCAGTCAAATTCTGGCCCCATACGTCGACTGTGGTCCGGGCGGGTAAAACTTGCCCGGCTCAGGAACAGGGCAACGAGTGCGGAAGCTGCCGGAATTGTTGGAATAAAGAGATAAGCAACGTTGCTTATCCACTACACTAATGAAATTTAAAACGGTTAATTGGATAACTAATAAAAAATCCTCAAGCTACAAGCCGCAAGCGGCAAGCCTCAAGCGCCAAGCGAAGAAAGCCACAAGCCGCAAGCTTCAAGCGACAAGCAACAAGCGTCCTGATTCTTAAATCCTTCCTTAACTAGGGCCAAGATACAAGTACCTGGAAACAATTTGAAGGAGCCCTGACTGGGCTTCTTGGCAAGTATAAATGTATTCTTAGGATGTTGAATATGAAATGAAATTTGATGTGGCGAGAACCGAATTTTGTTAACAGATGTTAATTTTAATTCAACAGTAAAAAAGTGGGAATTAGTATTGTAGCCCAACAGATCAGGAGTACCAAGAACGCTAGTATTTTCAATCCTTGTCCATGTAATTTGTGGTGTAATTCTCTTAAGCTCATGCCATAATTTTGTTTCAGGTTTTATCAAAATAATGACGTTAACAGATGCTTACAAAAGCTTAATTGGTTTACCCATGTCGGCTACTTCTTCATGAGTTGAAATCACTATTCTATGAGTCTCTTTAGCACCCAATATTTTATTTTCAACTAAATTCACACCCATAACATCTAAATGTCTACCCTCCGGGGTTCGAACTTGAACTCGGGCATCCTGGGCAACACTGCTACCTTTCTTGGGCCCTACAAAACGATCAAAGATCGCAATTATATCTCTACCTTTAAGCATTACATGCCGGCCTTTCTCATTCTCGCTACTTTATCTTCAATTTGATTGGCAAGCTTCCTATTATCTTCTTCTACCTCTGTGATTCGAGACTGCAATTTGCCATTAAGCTCCCGATGGTGCTCATTCACTTCAAGTGAATCTGCCACTCTGGTATATAAATTATTACTATCTTTCTTAACTCGGTCTAGTTCGTTTTGTAGTTCTTCAATCTTTTGTTTAGCGGCCTTCATTTCCGGAGAGTTTTGTCCAATGCCTTTAACAATGGTAGTTTCCCCCTCAGCTTCCTGACGAAGTTTATGTTCTTTCTCATACATATCTTTCCAATATCGATGATAATCTATCTCTTTATCAAATTCTCTATCTTTTTTCATTGCCGCTGTTATACAGGTTCCTTTATCTTTCATATTTGACTTTATAAGATATAGGATTTATATTGTCAATCATGGAGAATTTGCCCCAAAAAAAGAAACCGGGATTACCTTCAAGACTCACGCTTATGCAACGTCAGTTCGCTGAACTATTGGTGTTTCAAGAAGGTCATAAGTTTGCTTATGAGTGTGCTAAAGAAGCGGGCTATGAAGGAGACAACGCTTCACTACGAGTGATAGCAAGTAGACTTCAAAATCCAAAATATTTTCCTTTAGTCTTCAAACACATAGGGGAATTACGAGAAGAAACCTATAAAAAATATGCTATCTCTTTTGGTGGGCACTTAGCTGAACTGGCTAAAATCAGGGATGATGCTAAAAAATCAAGATCCTTTTCTGCTGCAACTAATGCAGAAAAAGCACGAGGAGCTGCGGGCGGATTATATATTGAACAAAAAATTATTAGAACAGGTAAGATTGAAGACTTATCTGAAGAGGAATTAAATAAAAGAATCTCCACCATTGTAGACGATAATGATCTACTACTGGATCCAAAATCCAAAAATAAATCCCCTACAGATAAAAGACCAAAACCTATTTTATCTTAGTCTTGGTTTGAATCTTCTAACTCATCGATAGCTTCATCGATTTGATTTAAAAGATCATCTTCTTTTTCTTCTAACTTATCTAACTGATTTTTAAGTTTTCTAAGTTTTTTAACTGCGTTATTCATTATCTTTTTTTCTTTTTGTTTTTCTTTTTAGTTTTCTTTTTTTTCTTAACTATTTTCTTTTTTTTCTTTTTAGTCATAGTTTTCTCCTTTAATCTGTTGTACTCTTCTTCACTAATATCGTCAACACCGAACTCCGCTTCATCCATTAATGAAGTCTTTCTCTCTTGATGTTATACGGACGCACAGGAGCCTCTTTAATAAATTCCATCATCTCTCTGTATTCTTCTTCATTCATCTGAGTTCGATAGATTCGTTGAGCGATCGCCATCATTGTTCCTGCTACCATTTCAGGAGCCTTTTGATGATCATTCAAGAGATGCATCACGTGTTCGAATAAGTCTTCATATATTTTTGTAAGATCATCCATTACTTTAATTTAGTCATCTTCTTAACACAGGCCAAAGGAATCATAGTTCTATCACCAAAAGTTAATTCCTTCGTATCTTCATCCCTATCATAAGATGCAAACATTTTAATATTGTGTTTATCTTTACTGAACAACCAACCTTCATTAACCGGAAAAGCTAATTTCATTCTATTAAATTCTCTGTCCGTAGCCCAACCTGAATCTGAGAGTATATCTATCCATTCAATCCGATACTTTGAATACGGGATTGCGTCTGGTTGAGTTGGAATAACTTGTTTTCTTCTTACTCTTGGTTTTCTTTTTTTCTTTGCCATAGTAATAGTCCGGGTTGTGTACCTTATTGAACTCATCCATCCAGGGTGAAGAACTGATCCAACTTTTATTTCTCCCTATCATACCTTACCCCTATAGCATTTCTAGAATATTTTTTCTAGATTTTGGGAACCAAAAGTTCCGCGCGGCCCCTATGCTCAATAAGTGTTGGATCACAAGGCTCATTTAAGCAAATGCTCTAAAACTATTGGTATTACTCACTAATCACGAAATCACCAGATCACGAACAAGTGAAAGTACTGATTTCGTAATTTCATGTTTTTGAAAAACCTATAGGTTCGTGATCAACCGCATAAAACCTCACTTCTTATATAATCCCAGTCCCTTGTCGCTAGACGCTGGACTCTGGCAACTAGTGACAAATATGTCACTATTGTGACAAATATGTCACACTATTTCTGTTTTTTTACTAATGTATGTAATACTTCACCAACTAGATTAATAGTTTCTTCGTCTTTATGTAGAAGCTTATATCCTGAAGTATATTCGTCCTTTGCATTAGGACCCGTATCCCCCCAATAAAAAGCATCTAAAGCTTTATCTATTTTTGCTTTTGTTAGCATGTTTGCCTCTT